CGTTGTCCAGTGGGCTCTTGATCACGCTCTCTACGCTCTTCACGTCACATGTCAGCAGCAGTTGGCTGTATATCTCGCCCACGCTGATGCTTGTCTCCATGCCCACCACGTTCTGTGTCGTGATGTCCGTCGTGCTGCGGGCCGTCGTCAGACGTCCGCCCGTCAGAAGGTCGCGCCAGTAGATGTCCTTCTCGCCCTTCACCGTCTCCCACGAGAAGATATAGAAGTCCATTCCTTCCTGCATGATGTGCAGGTTCAGATACTTCAGCAGCTCCTCCAGTACGTTGTCCTGCTGCCACACGTCGTCCTCCTCGTCGCCAAGAAACAGCAGCTCGTTGATGGTCAGTTGGCCGAAGATGGCGTGGCGATTGGCGCTCTGTGCGTCCACGGCCTTGCTCCCGTCATACCAGTAGTGAGTCGTCTGTCCGCCCTTGATGTCCAGGCTCGCGGCCACGCCCCCTAACATCTCTTTCATCAGGCTCAGGAAGGTGCGCTGTGAGGCCTGTCCCTTCACCACGCCGTAGAGCACGCCCAACGAGCCCACGTTACGGTATTTCGCATATTGCAGGGCCGTCAGAGCGTCTATGCAGCTCAGCTCTATCTCGTCCAGCTCCTCGTTGTAGTCCTGCGAGTAGGTCTGAGGCTCCACATATCCTGCAAAGAGGCAAACGCCCTCGCGGTAGATGTTCACCACTGCGTCCTTGCACGACGAGCAGAAGAAGTCCTGCACGAAGTTCCGCGTCAGCAAACGCACCGTGGCCTGCTCGCACAGCAGGTGGTCAAACGTGTCGTTCACCTCGCTCGTTGTCTCCACGGGGTCGTCGCTGAAGTACAGCCCGCTCTTACCGTCGCCTATCTCCAGTTCCTCGCCGCGGTCGCCGTGTGTCAGTATCAGCACTTCGATGCGGTCGTTCAGCTCGTTGTAGAATTGTCCGTGTATGTACATCCTCTATAGTTTTATGTTCGTTCGCTTGCGGTTGATGCGCGTCTCGTTGGCAATGGCCATCACGATGTCACGCCCTCTTACTCTCCCCTTCATCCGCACGCCGGCCACCGCGCCGCTGTCGCCTATCAGCGACTTCAGCTTGTCCAGTGGGGCCACGACCTCAGGGTTCGACTTTGCGCCGGCATATTCGCCCATCAGCGCGAGAGTCGGACCGTACAGCAGTCCGCCATTGGCAAAGGGAGTAACGGCCACAGACCCCACGATGCCCTGCATCATGCCGATGAAGCCCGCGGCGATGCCAGCACCGGCAAAGGGAATGTAGGCGTGGGCGGCCATGAACTCAGACGCGGCCAGCTCCCTGTAGGCCATGGCCTCGGCCTTGGCCGCCACGGTCGATACGGTGGCCGCTGCGGCTTCCTCCGGGGCGGAGGCTATCTTCGCGGCAGCGGCTGTCGTCGTCGCCACGCCGCTGGCGGTTGTTGCTGCGTTGCTGGCCGTGGTCACGGCGGTCAGGGCTTCCACAATGCTTATTACCGTCCTGACGCCCTGGTATATCTGTATCGCCGAGTCCACCACGCCGGTGATGGTGGCCCACGCGCCGCGGTTCTCCTGCAAGGTCTCGGTCAGTGAGCTGATGCCGCCGCCGATGCCCTTGATGCTGCTCCACGACTTCTCCACCGTCACGTCGCTCTTCCGCAAGATCTTCTCGTAGTCCTCATAGCTGGCCACAAGTTTCGTCATCTCCTTGCGCTGGCTCACGCTCATCGGGTTCTTTGTATCGGAGAGCATGTTCTGCAGCTCCTTGATGCGTTTGCGCAGACCGTCCATGCCGATGGCCTTCAGCTCCACCTTCAGCTCGGCTTTGCCCAATCCGCCCAAACGGCCAGTCTCCTGCTCCATCTCCGGCAATTTCATCAGATGTTGATAACCCTTCAGAAGAGACACTGTGGATGACAGCTTCTGGTTGTAATAGTCAAAGGCGGCACCCGTCGTCGTTTTAACGGCATTCTTAAACCATTTCAAGGATCTTTCAAGATCTTCCATACTCATATCGGAAGTCACAGAAGGCTCGGAAGAAGTCTCAGAAATCTTCTCGAAATATTTGCGGCGCTGGTCGATAAGGGTCTGAATGTGCGTTCGCTCTGTCTCTACGCCTTCAAGAGCGCCAAGCTGGTTGCGGCGTTCCTCTAACTTCTTCAGAGTGGAAATTAGATCCTCAAGGGCAGAGGGACGCAACGTCGAAGGAAGGTGACCGTCATTATCGGACATGTAGCGCTGCTCATCAACGATTAGGTGTCCAGAACTGTCTTTGCCACGAAGAAGATCGTCATTGCGGTTCCTGATCACAAACGATAACGTGTCTATCAGGTTTTTGATATCTGAGTAAGACATCTCATGTTCTGTACCCAGAGAGGATGAGTCGCTGAAGCCTTCACGAGTCACCCAGTCATAATAGCTGCGGAGTCCGGAGGATACATTTGTAAGTGATGAATAAGAGGACGTGACGGGAAATCCAGAAAGGGATTCGCAAGACTTTTGAGCCGTTGATGCAAGATCAGACAAAACACGCTTGGCCGAAACGGCATCTGAGGTGATACGTTTAAGGCTTCCCGAATCCGTCACCTTCAAGTTATATATTATTTCTTTCATCTTCGAAGGTATTTAGAGGGATGAAGGCGGTAATCGCGTACCCTTGCTCTAACCATGCTTACAGCTTCGCCAAGCGTATATTGGCCAAAACTGTGAAGACCATAAACGGTGCCAAGTCTGCAACTACTTACAAAATCCTCAAAAGATTGGCCGTGGTGGCTGTCAAGACCGGCATATAGGATAGAAAGAGCCGTATCATAGTCTATCGTTAAAACACCAGGGGGTGCATAAGTGTCTATGTTAACTGTCTCTATACTGTAACTGACACGGTAAATGTCAATGTTAAGCTCCTGTCGTAAGCGTCTTTTATGCATAACTGAATTGATTTGAGGGTCTATGATTGAAAAGTTCCGTAGGCCGCTGCTGTGCAGCGGCTTCATGTTCCGTAGGCCGCTGCTGTGCAGCGGCTTCATGTTTCATAAGGGGGTAACCGGTCGTCGTGGCAAACACGGCCATCAGCTCGTCCATCGATACGCCAAGTTGTGACGCGCTGCCGCTCACCATGGGCAACGCCTGCCCAAGCTGCTCGAAGCTCGTCACGCCGTTCTTCGCCGTCATCTGTATCTTGTCTTGGATGGCACCGGCCTGGTCCCACCTCAGACCGTAGTTCTTGATCAGCGTCGAGGTCACCGTCACCGTCTGCCCGAGGTCGGCCAAACCGCCTACTGCCGACTTGCTCGACTGCTCCAAGAAGCTCATCCAGTTTTCTTCCGGCACGCCGTTGGAGATGGTCTGATAAAGGCCATTGGCCAGTTCCTCACGCGCCAGAGGAATGTTCGCGCTCAGCTCCTTCACTTTGTCGGTCAGACCCTCAAAGTCGGCCTCGCCCTTGCCGGCCATGGTGTTCACGGCACGCATCGACTTCTCGAAGCTGTCAAACGGGGCCACGATGTCGCCAACGATGCCGTCAAACACCATGCTCTTGGCGGCCATCGACTTCAGCCGCTCGCCTGTCCGGCTGGCATTTTCGCCCACTTGGGCGATGATGTCGTCAAGCCCCGTAGCTTCTACGGTCAAGTCGTGAAGCACATTGCTGCCCTCACCCTTTATCTTGATATGGAATTCTACTGTATTCGACATATTCTTTTGCGTTGCTTATTTCAATCCGTTGCGCAGCTTGGCAGCGGCATAGCGACGGGCCGTCTCTGCACTGTCGGGCTTCGCCGTGCGCTCGTCCTTGCTTTCCTCGTCCCAGGGCAGGGGCAACAGCTCGTGGGCGCTCAGGGCATGCTTGCTATAGGGCTGCACATAAACAAGGGCAAGTGTACGCGTCCGCTCCCATGAGCCGCGCTCCATACGCTCCTGCTGTTCGTGCCACTGATGCCACACGGCGTAAAACTCAGACGGGGTGCAGCGTTCAAAGTCGTCACGGCTCATCCCGATGCACCCCATACCTATGCCCGCAAGTTCTTCTATGCTTGCTTCGGAAGAGCTGGCGCTGATGTTTTTTTTTCGCCGCTCTCGCCCGACGATGCGTAGAAGGCATTCACGCTGTCTGGCTCCAGATGGTCGGCAAAGGTCTCAAAGTCCATGTCAAAGGCCACGCCGTCGGCATTGCAAGCACTCTTCACGCAGCAGTAGATGAACAGCACCAGCTCGCCGATGTCGCCCTGGTCCATCTTGCTAACGTCCTTGCCGCTCTCATGCTTGAAGCGCGTCATCGCCCCCATCGTCACACGGCACGGATATTCCTTGCCGCCTATAGTCAGCTTCAAAAGTTTCTTCGTTTCCATTGATCCTGCGTTGTGATGTTAAGAATCCGTTCCTGATGCTGCCGCCTCTGTCAGGCCGCTGCCTTGCGCCGTCACGGGACCGCTGTTCTGCAGCGTGATGCTGTACTTGGCGTCGTCCCCGGCCTGAGCGTCAAGCTCAAGACTCGTGATGATATACTTGCCGGTGTAGCCGCCGGCAGTCTTGCCGGTACGCTTGTCGCCGTCGCGCAGATTGTAGGCTGCGTCGATGGGATCGCCCTTCAGCATGGCTGCCTTCAGTTGGTCGTAGGTCGGCACCTCGTCTGTGCCGTTTGTCAGAACGACGCCGTCGGCAGTGATCTGCTCCGAGAACGACTTCACGTATTGTTCTTTCCATTTGCCCGAACTGGCCTCCTTGGTCTTGCGCTCGCCCGTCTCGGCAGAAGTGCTCACCTTGCAGCCCGTCGAGAAGCCAAGGGCGTGACCCATCGATGAGAGGATGAGGTCGGTGCCGTCTAATACTTTGTAGTCCATTTTCTTGTTGTTAAAAAGGTTGTTATTCCGCCGAGCAACAGCCCGGCTATGAATGTCGCTAATAGTTCCAACCAGGCACGGGGAACGGTCTTCTCCTCCTTTTCCTTCGTGCTCATGGTGGCTGTCTGATGAGAGTTCGCCACAGACAGGCGCTCGTTCTCTTCCTCGTAATAGGAACAGAGGCGGGCAAGACTGTCGCAGCCGCTTTCCACATACACCGTCATACCGCCAGGTTCTGTACGGCGCTGCTGTGCAGTGCCCACATCCCCCGTCCGCCGCAACGACACGCTCACGTGCGCTCGGCCGCTGCGGGCCGTGTAGCTTGCGCCCTCCGGCAGCCTCAGGAGGCTGTCAAGCGGTATGGTCAGACGCGTGCTGTCCGTCTTCACGCCTTCCGCCACCATCACCCGGCGAACCACCTGGCTCCTTGCGCTGCTGTCGCTTGCGCTTGCCTCTTGCATCACCCTCTCCCTCGTCACCGTCTTCGCTGAGCGACAGCTCGCCGCTGACAGGGCAAGAGCCAGCATGAGGACATAGCTGAATAGCCTCAATGGCGCGCGAAAGGCGGTTGAGTGCACGCCGCGTAAGGTTGTTTTCCGAGACAAGCTTCTCGGTGAGCTTCGTTGAGTCGTCATATTTTCTTTGGGTTTCCACAAGCAGAGCCGAGATGTCTTCATACATGGCTTTGTAGGTGTCGTGTACGCTCTTCGCCTGCTTGGCGTTGTTGGCTTTCCGGTTGGCAACCCAAGCGATGGCGGCGCCTATGCCGCCCGAGGGTATCGCCCACTGGAGTATCTGCATAATCGTGTCCATCGTCTGGGTCGCTTTCCTTTGTTGTCCTGAATATTACTTTTACCTTGACTATTGTCTGATGCCGATTTCCCGCAGCCATGACGCCACATCGAAGCTCGGACAGGCTTTCCCGGGGTTCAGCTCGTGGTGTCCCACGATGCGGATCCATGGGAAACGCTCGTGGAAGTCTCTCACGTAGCGTTTAAGGGCTTCTTTCTGTGCGGCAGTACGTGTGTCCTTGGGCTTGCCGCTCTTGTCGCAGCCGCCAGCATACACGATGTGGCGGCTCACGCTGTTGTAGCCCGCCGCGCCGTTCGTCACCTCCCAATCGTCAACGTTGGCATCCTCATTGTTCTCAACCAGACGCTCCACGCTGCCGTCGAGGTGGATCAGGTCGGTATAGCCCACCTGCTTCCATCCTCGGCCGCCCTTGCTCACGGGGTCCGTGTGCCAGTGGCGGATGTCAGTCGCACTCACCTCACGGCCCTCGGGGGTCGCCGTGCAGTGAATCACGAGATATTTCATCGGCTTGCCCATCATGCAGTCTCCTTATAGCCGCTCGTCATCACCACGCCGGCGTCGGCCTTCTTGGGCATGCACAGGTAGTAGTGGCGGAAGTTGATCAATGAGCGCTGGTTCTGAGGGTCGGTAGATGCCTCGCTGTAGTACATCTTCGTAGAGCCGGTGGCCTTGAACACGCGCTGGGTGTAGAAGGCAAACGAACAGGGAAACTCGCCCTTGGAGGTAGCAGCGCCCAAATCCTTCTTCACGCCCGCTGCCGTGTACACTGGGTTGTTGGCATACTCGTAGATGTCGAAACCGTACAGGTTGCCCACCTTGCCGGTGTTGCGGTCGATGTTGTACTGGCGCTCAAAGCTCTGGTTCGTCAGCAACAGGTCGTTCACGTGGTCGGGACAAAGCACTAAGCGGCGGTTCCCGGCAGGTACTTTCAGCCTGTCAAGCGCACGCTTCATATTCACAAGGTCGTCAACGCACAGTCTCAGGCGACCCGTCGATGCTTCACGCTCGCCGGTGGTAGTGAGCACCGGAGTTTTCGCCGTGTTTTTGTTCGCGCAAAGGGCATGGGCCGACTTTGCAAACTTCGAGTCGTTCAGGGCGTTGGCGTGGGCCTCCTTCACGCGGCTCATCTTGTCATAGCTCAGCGCATAAAGCTCGTCGTCAGTGATGGGCGTCACCTTCGTCTGGAACTTGTCGAGCCCGATAGCGATGTCGCCGTCTGGCAATTCTTGGATGGGGATGGGGTAGGTCTTGTTGTTCACAAGCACGTCGGGCTCAATACCCACGTCCACAAGGTGTATCACGTCGTTGTTCACCAGCGAGCTCTGGTCGGGAATGCCGTCAAGCCAGCTGCCCTCAAGGCCGCTGCGAAGGCTCTTCACAAGCTCGCCCGTCCATACCTCTGTCAGCACACCGGCCTGCAGAGCGCCCTTCGGGGCGAACTGACCAAGGCAGGCAGCTGCAACATTGGCCAGCACCGCGCCAACCACGGGATTGATACCAAGCACGAGGGCCACCGTGATGCCCATCACGCTGTTGAATA